GTTTACAGATGAAAATACGCGCCGGACGTTTGCGGAACAGATTGACGCTGAAATACAAAACCGAATCTCGCACCAGTCCGGGCGATGTCGTGACGGCGTGGGTTACAGATTCGACCGTATGGGGCGCGATTGCAACAGCCAGCGGGAAGGAATACATAGCCGCATCGCAGACGCAAAACGAATCGAATGTGCGTATCGTGATCCGCTATCACGCAACGATCAATGACACCCGGCGCGTCGTGAATGACAGGCAGGCTTATTCAATCATCAACATCATCAATGCAGATGAGCGCGACAGGATGATGGTGTTGCATTGCTCTCAAGGCGTTGCGGAACAGAACAGCTTGCCATGACGGTCAAAGTAGACTTCAAAGTTCACGGCCTAAAGGAACTGCAAAAGGCTTTGACGCAACTGCCGAAAGAATTGGTTTCTAAAAATGGCGGGCCGGTTAAGACGGCACTGATGGCTGCTACCCTGCCAGTGGTCAGAACCGCACAGGCTACCGTTCCAAACCGGGACGATATACCGAATACCGGACTGCTGGCCAGCATGATTCGCAGGCGTAGGGCAACCAAAGTCCGTAAAGGCTCGGAAGTTGTGCAGGTATTCATTCGCGGCAATAAAAAACAGAGGCGGGATGCGTACTACGCACCGTGGCTGGAGTTTGGCGCTCTTGGGCTTCCGCCAACTCGCTGGTTTTCTAAGTCTCTGGAAACAAACGCCAAGTCTTCAACAGAAATATTCAGGAAAAATCTAGCGGGCGCAATCGCTCGAATCGCCAAGAAAATTGGCGCTGAAAACCTGAGACAAGTAGCAGCGCAGGTCAAAAAACTATGAAAAACGTATACGCGCTGCTTAACCCGGTTTCGGGCATCCAGGCATTGCTCGGCACAGGCTCAAGCCCGTTGCAGTCCAGAATCTATCCCGGCGTTGCGCCGGAATCCGCTGCGCTGCCCTTAGTTGAGTGCCATCTGACAACCGACGAGCCAATCAGCACGGTATCAGGCGTTGATGACGCGCACCGGGAAAGCTGGCAGTTCAGCTGTCACGCTCTGACCTACACGCAAGCCAATGCGATTGCTGACGCGATCCACGACGCGCTCGAAGGTAACGGCTATCAAACCTCGCGCAGTGGCGGCAATTACGATTCGTCAACCAAAACACACAGCGTCTTTCTGGACTGGTCTTTCATAGTCTGATTGACACTAACAACGCTTTACCACGGCCCGCCTAGTGCGGGTTTTTTATTGCCCGTTTCCGGGCATTTCACTATGCCATAACCCACAAGGAGGGCAATGACATGAGTTATATTCGCAGTCAAGGTTGTACCATCTGGAGGCAAGACCCCGAAGCATCACCTATTGATGCCTACGTCCAGATTGGACAGGTAGTTTCAATCGGCGGGCCTCAAGGCTCTGCCGGAACCATCGACGTTACGCATCTGTCCAGCACAGGCCGTGAGTTCATCCAGGCTTTGGCCGACTATGGAACCGTGTCGCTCGGCGTTATTTGGGATCCGGTAACGGCCTCCTTGCAGCATGACGAACTGTTTGATGACTTCGCATCTGGCCGCGTTACCACATACCAGATTCGTTTGTAATTCACCCGCGACCAAATTGACTTTTGATGCATTCGTTCAAGAGCATCCGGTCACGATCGAAATCGATGATGCTGTAAAAGCAACCATCACCCTGAAGACCACGGGCTCAGTAGTTCGCACCTAACCAAAGCCCCTTCGGGGGCTTTTTCTTTTTGACCAAAGGAAATATAACCAATGGCAATTCAAAGTTTAGAAGAGTTCCAATCCACCTACAGCATGGACGTAGTAGAAGTGGAGATCAATTTCGGCAAGGAAGCTGCTTTTTCCATCCTGCTCAAGCCGCTTACATCAACGGCAAGAGATGCGTTCGAGGCTAGCGTGGTTGGCGAGAAGGGAAAGAACAATCTCGCCAACCTTCGCGCCAAGCTGGTGCAGAAGTGTTGGGTTAACGGCGAAGGTAAACCCATCGGCACAGTTGAGCAAATTGGTAATCAGCGCTCCGATTTGGTTGGAGCAATCTTTGACAAGGTGCGCGAACTGAACGGTATGGACAAGGACGTTGCAAAGGTTGAAGAGGAAAAAAACGACTAGCCGACAATCCAAAACTCCGCTTCAAGTTTGACCTTGCGGCGGAGCTAGGAATGTCGGTTTGTGACGTTGGGAAAATGTCCGCTGCTGAGATGGACATGTGGATGATACGCGCCGGGACTCAGCCCTTTACAGCCCGGCGCATTGAAGTTGGATTAGCGCAGATAGCGTTACTTTTGCACAACTCCAACTGCAAGAAGGGCGCGGCTAAGAATTTGGCCGACTTCCTGTTATTTGATAAGCACGTTGCTGAACAAGAAAGCATTGATCAGCAGATTATGAAAGCGTTTGAGAAGATACCCAAGGCAAAGGCAAAGTAAATGGCATCCATTGCAAACCTGATTGTGAGCATGATTGCTGATACTGGCGTGTTCGAGACGGATATGAACCGTACCGCTAAACAGCAAGCGGCTCGCATGAAGAAGTTTGAAAAGGACGCGGCTCAGGCTGCGAAGGCTATTAGTGTAGCCTTTGCTGCCGTCTCCGCTGCAACCGTGGCAGTGGTGGCTAAGTCAATAAACGCTGCTGACGCTATCGGCGAGCTTTCCGCAAAGACGGGCATTGGCACTGTTGCGCTGAGTAATTTCAAAACGATTGCGGAGACTTCAGGCGTATCCATTGACCAGTTCACCGCTGGCATAAGCAAGATGCAGCGCAGCCTGGTCGAGGCTGGACAAGGCACGGGCGCTGCTGCCGATACGTTATCAAGGCTTGGAATTTCCATTGATGACGTTCTGCAACTCTCACCGGAAGATCAGTTTGCGGCTATCGCGAAAGAGATTTCTAATCTCGGAAGCGCGGCCGAACGAAGCGCAGCAGCCCAGCAGATATTCGGCAGGGCTGGCGCTTCCCTTTTGCCAATCATGCTGGACAGCGCAGAGTTCATCGGCAAGGTTGCCGAAGAGATGGAGCTATTCGGCGCTGCTATATCTGAAGATTTTGCCGCTGACGCTGATCAGTTCGATAAGAATATGGCACGTCTGGGCATCCGCGCCACGGGGCTTGCAAACACATTTACCGCTGCCCTGATACCGTCCTTGCTGGATATTCAGGAGGGTATGCTCGGCACCGCACCGGCTACAGATTTAGCGGCTGAAGCTGGCAGGCGGCTTGGCGAAGTGCTGAAAAGACTGGCGACCGCTTTCGTTATCGTCAAGGAGGCGGCTCTGCTATTTGGCCGTGTGTTGCTTGGATCTGTGCTGGCCGTATTCAATGCGATCAGGGCGGCCATCTCTCCAATAACAGGCTCAATACTGGCATTGGGCGAGGCGCTGCAAAAGCTCGCGGCTGGAGACTTTACGGGCGCTCTTGAGGCCATTAAAGACGTACCTACTACCATTGCGCGTGAGTTCGAGGTTGCGTCCCAAAAAATGCAGGAGGCAGCAGGTTTTCTAGCTGAAACATTTACCGATGAACTGCCAGCCGCGATTGATAGGGTTAATAAGTTCTTCAATGCAAACTCTGAAGCTGTCACCTCAACAGCTGGAGCATATAAGTCTCTAGGCGATCAGGTGGTGAAGTCATCTGACAAGCTCACCAAGTTTGTTGCACGATCAAGGGCGGCTAACAAAACCATCGAAGAAAACCTGAAGTTTGTTGAAGATTTGGAACAAGCTCAGGAAGAATACAATCAGCAGATTCAGGAATTGAACGACATCGCAGATCCTGTTAGCGCCGTGATGCGAGAATTCGGCGAGCAACTGGAATTTGCTAATCAGGCACTAGCAAAGGGCAGCATCAGCGCTGAAACCTATCAGAAATACCTGAATACCCTGTCAAACCAACTCGGCCAGACCGTTGCTGATATGCAAGCGCTGGAACAGGAAACGACAGCCCTTAGCATCGTTGCAGATGAAGGTATCCGCATCCTTGAACGCGCATTCACGGATATGTGGTCAAGCATAGGCGAGGAAGGCCAAGACGTATTTGACGGGCTGAAAGACGGGCTCAAGTCATTGCTTGGTAACATGATCGGCCAACTCACCACGAGCAAGATCACTGAGCAGCTTCGCAATCTGTTTGACGTTGACCCCAAGACGATATTCAACTCCAAGGAATTTTTATCCGGCCTCGCCGGTGCGGCTGGCGTATTGGGCGGGAGCATCCTGGGTGGTGGCGGACAGAATGCCAGCATCGGCGCTCAGTTGGGCGCATTGGCAGGCTCACTGGCTGGCCCGATTGGTACGGCCATTGGCGGTGTATTGGGTGGGCTGCTTGGCGGGCTGTTTGACAAGGATAAACCGGCTGTTCTCCAAGCCTCATCCTTCGACACTTCGCGCCTTTCCGGTAGCGATACGGACTCATCGGTAACAAGCCTGTTCGGCAAAACCTTCCTTCGTTCGCGCCGGTTAGATCAGGCCGCGATTAACAGTTTCAAGGATGCGCTGGCTGACTTTGACAATTCGATAGGTTCATTCCTGGACGAATCGCAGATCACCAAGATAGCCGGGGCGCTCGAGGGATGGTCGAAACAGATCGAGGGTGAGACTTTATCGGCTGAAGAACTGCTGAATTCACGATTCAAGGTGATATTGTCAACCTTTAGTGATGATCTGAAGAAATTTGTCAATCAAGCTGAAGACCTCGAGGAACAGGTAGCACGCTTGCAGATTGGTGTTGGTGCTGAGAATCTCTTTGCTGATCAGCCTGATCTGTTTGGCAGCCGCACAGTGGCGGAATTCCTGGCTGTTGTTGACGCATTCAAGACCGGCACCGAAAGTATCAGCGATGCATTCAAGCGCGTTGTGGAATTGCTGGATACGGTTCTGGCGGTCAAGTCATCCCTTGCCGATTTCTCAAGCTCTGATCTGGCGGGTGATTTTAACCTGTTGCTGGAACGTCAAGCCGAATCCGTAGTCCAGACCGTTACCCGAATGACGAGTGATCTTTCGGAAGCGATGGTCAATTTTGACGGTTCGCCGGAACAGCTGGTTCAGATTGGCAACCTGGCGCTTTCAGTACGCCAACAAGAGCTTAGCGCTCTGGCCTTGATAGATTCTGTGGCCAAAGGCTTAAACGCGAACCTAGACCGTTTGCGGAAGGATACGGAAGCAACCATCAACGGGCCGCGAGCTGCCGAGGATGTGCTGTTTGATGCCCGCGCACTGATTGCCACGGTATCAACCGCCGGAACGCCTGAAGAAATAGCCCGAATCGGTCAGCAGTTTGAAGAGCTGATTCGGTCGCTTTCACCGGAAGATACCAAAGCATTCGGAACTTCTACACTGGCGATTATTGACAGCTTCAAGCTGGCGTCTCAGGCTTCACTTGATCGTGCTGAACGCGCCGTTCTGGATTCAGCCGAAGCGATACGCGCACTGACTGATAACTTTGGCAGTCTGATTGACCCGCTGGAACTGGTGGCCGCAACGAATGAACGCGCCGCCGCAGCCCTTGAGCTGATTGCCGGAGTTACCGCTGCCAATACAGCCGAACCTGAAAGCTACGAAGATCAGGCGCGGATTATCTCTGACGGAATCGACGAAGCACTAACATCTGGCGTTAGTAACTTGTCGGCTTCGGTGGTTAGCGCAATCCGCTCAGGCTTCAACGGCGCAACGATGAACCCGACGATTGTTGTTAGAGACCGTGGCTTAGTCAACACATGACCCGCACGCTTTCGTCAACATCGCAATCTGCTATAGCGCTAGACCATACCCGCCCCATATACCTTGTCTATATGGCATGGGATACAGCATCGCCCCTGCCTACCTATAGGCGGGTGGCGACATGGGGCGCTAACATATCATGGAGCTCACAGACCTGGATTGCATCGGGCGTTGAAGTTCAGGGTATCAGCGCATCCGGCGGGCGCATCGAACTCCCAATGGGCGATGATGACCCGTGGCTTAATCTGGTGCAAACCCAGATACCAAGGGGCAGGGAGATTATCGTTTATGAGTACCATACCAACTTCGGCGGATCTCCTATTGCATCCGATGCGGTTCAGGTGTTCTCCGGCGTCATGGATGATGCGGATATTCGCTACAATAGAATCACGATTGGCCTGATTGAAAGTGCAACCAATAAAAGTTTCCCGCCGACCTCAATTGGCCCGCCAACCTACAATTTTATCTTAGCTCCCGGAACCCGCATATTCTGGGGCAATGACATTGTTACGGTGGAATAATGCCAGCCTATACAGCCTACAACATCCTGCTTGAACAATCGTCTGTTGAAACAGAATCGGGCATTGTTGACGATTTCTCACAGGCCGGAACGCAACACTCCCGCGTATTCCACAGCACGAATTACTTTCGCTTTGATTTGACTTACAGCATGACCAAGGCGCAGTTCGATTCGATCTGTGCGGCTTACGACGCGAATCCTCGCGCGAACTTTACCGGCTTTGAGTATCTATCAGTTTCCCCGATTGAAACTTACACCGTGAAGTTTTTAGACCGGCCTCGCATCACTGAGAACCTTGGCCTGAATCGCTTCTTTGTGTCCGTTCGCTTGCGCGGAACGCTTGACTGATGGCTGAACCTACCAGCAACATCCCGACTCCGATTCTGGAACCGTTGCCGCCTACCGTTTATCTCCCTCCTATTGTCCGCGACCCCGTGCCTGTAGTTGTTCCTGTCGCGCCAGTCCTGCCCATTGAAAACAGTTACCTGCCTGAACCGCGAGTGCTTGCTGAGCTAGCCAAGCCCGTCCCGCGTCAAATTGCTTTGACCGCTGCAAAGCGTGGCGACCCTGAGCCATACGCATTTGGCCATTGCATTGTTGACGGTTCAATCATTGCGGCTGATGATGATGGTGACTGGTTAGTGCTTGATATCCTTTGGTCAGTAGGTCAAATTGATTATTTTGAAGGCCTGTTTGTTGATCGTGTTTTCGAGGGCAGGGCTGATCAGCTTGGCAACATGCAGCACTTCGAAGGAACGACCGGACAAGCTGTTTCAAGCATCATGGACGCGCTCAAGGGCAGCAACTATGACACGCTCACCAGCAAGGCGCATAGCGTGTTGCGCTGGCGTGGTGATTATGAAACCCTGAACATACAAGGCTGGGTGCGCGGCCTTAAATTATTCGACCCCAGGCTATCCCCGCAAGCCTATGTTTACAGCAAGAACCCTGCATTGGCTTTGGCTCGCGTACTGGTGGATTGCGGCTACACAATGAACTGGACATCAGTTGGTGCAGCTGCGGATTACTGTGATGAGTTAATCGGCTCTCCTAACGTCAAGCGATGGGAGATTGGTGGACAGATCACTAAACGCGCATCGGCTTCCGAGTGGATTAAAGCGTTGACGGTTTATGCCAATTGCTTTATAGACCTGATAGGCTCCGAGGTCTATCTGATACCCGATAAACCAAGGGCATCGAATCACACCGTCACGGCTGACGATATGATTCTCGAATCAATCCGCATCGGCAGGGCGGGCGGGCGCGATGTACCTTCGGCTGTTACGGTTTACGGGCAATCGTTTGATGCAGACACTGCGACTGTAGGCGTTGACGGGCTGAATTACACAAGCGGCCCGATATCGCACACCTATGGCACACAAGACGGAGCTGGCACAGTCTCCGAGATTCGGCTCCCCTGGCTGCAATCCGTTCACGCTTGTGGGCGCATGGCGGAGCAGATTTATCGCAAAGCGCACAAGGACATGACGCTGGAGTTTGTCGGCTTTGATGACGGTCTACAGCGCACCATAGGCGATGTTGGTAGCATCACGAATGCCGCCTTTGGCTTGTCCGCGCAACTCATGACGCTCATAGAAAATGAGCAGATAGACCGGGGAAGATGGCGGCGAAAATATGTGCAATATGACGCGGCTAATTATAGCGATGTAATCTACACGTCAACCGAAAACGGTACGCTGGTACAGAATCCGAACCAACCTCCGTCAGGGCCAACTCCTACCGTCGAAGAGATTGTAGACATTGATCTGGCTGATAATCAGTTTAGCCGCCTGAAAGTCACATTCACCGGGCAGAGTTACCCATACCTGAAAGAATACCGCGTCAGAGTTTCGAGCACACTAGCGGGCGACTTTGACCCGGTGATACTTGATCAGCGCGTGCCGAATACTTCAGCATCAAGCTATTCGGTGTTCACCGATTCGGCCCGATACGGCACAGAGTACACGGCAGAAGTTTTCATCGTGTCCAATGTCAATGCTGAAGGTGATGCAGGATCAGCTACAGCTGTTCCGGTATTGCAGCCAGATCCCACAATACTATGGGACAGCACACCTATATACGCATCGCGTATAGTCCCTGCCGCAACGTCATTCCTTGATCTGTACTTTGCGCCATACGACACAACCTATGGCGACAAGACCGGCTGCGAGTTTTACTACCATCACCATATGCTCACGATGGTTCCGGTTATATCGCAAGCCTTTGTTGCTGGTGAGTATGTTGTTAAATGGGAACCCGTAGAAACTCTTGAAGGCTCAGCATTGGTGGCAATTGACAGCACATCAAGCGCCGATGGCGTTTGGTATGATCTTTACGACCAGATCATAGAGCTAAACGATACCGCCTCAGAATCCCCGCAAACCGCGCAACATCAGATCATTGATGTAACGGTAGCCCGTGATGACGGGGCGGGTGCTCCGGTCGAAGGAACGAATCGCACTAAGCGCATCACGTTCTATTCATTCCGCGCCCCTGATGGTTACCTAGTGGAAGATCAGTTTACCGGCACAAACGGAACCGCACTAACCTCACACACACCGAACACAGACACAGTCGGCGGCGGGTGGGCAAACCATTCTGGAACTTTCCAGATACAAGGCAACAACCTACAGGCAAACAGCGCAAACAGTCGCGCCGTGATTGACTCCGGCCAATACAATGTATCAATAACTGGCGAGGTCGAATACGGCAATGAGGCATCATCTCCAATCACATCTTCTAACCTGGGGCTGATTGGGCGCGCTCAGGATTCTTCTAATTACTGGCTGTTGTTGGTCGATAGCGCAGCGACGGCTAACCCCGTTCTTAAACTGATTCTATACACGGCTGGCGTTGCTTCGATCAAGGCACAAAAAACCATGACCGGAACTGGGCCGCTTGGCGATAGTCTCTTCCAGGCTATCCGGCTATCGTTCAGCGGCAATGATATCGTCGGAACCGTAACGATTAACGACCCGTGGTATGTGCATGAAGTGCGTTATACAAGCTCATCGCTAAACACCGAAACGCACCACGGCATATTCAGCGCAGTGGCCAGCATTCCTGATAACTGGGTTAAGTTCTACATTGCTAAAACGTATTAGCATCACTCACCCAGAGCTTCCATAAGCTCATCGGCGTCAATCCAATCCCCTTCATCATCAGGCGTGATGCATTCGTAGGTTGAATAATAGGCGTATCTCCGCAACCCCCGCACCGCTTCCAGCTTCGCCTCGGCTGCTTCGGCGTGGTGCCTGCGTTGATTGCACAACAAATCCCGCGTTCGCCAGTCCGATAAACGCGCCATCTGTTCTCGAGCATCTGCAAGCCTTTCCTCAAACATAGTGTCGCAGCCCTCATCGTCAAGTGCTTCATTTATCAGGCTTGCGAAGGTATCCAGCACCTGTTCCTGTTGAACCAGGGAGTCCATCAGGAAGTCAGTTTCAGCTTGCTGATCCGCCACCATCAACTTGGCTGCTTCGGCTCGTAATCCCATTGCGCCCAGTTTGGTGGCTAATTCCCTATACCCATCCAGCTTTCCACCACTGGCCTGTATCTCCACCATTTCACGCGACCAATGCTCCAACTCCACCACCCTCTCCCGTTCGGCTTTGAGGGCATCCCGCATTTCGATGTATTCATTTATCCCGATACCTTCCTCCCAGCCATCAGCTTTCAGGGCATCAATGTAATCGCTGATAATTTGGAAATCCTCGTCACTCATGCGATCACTCATACTTTTCTCCATACCACACCGAAGAATACCCAGTGCCAGAAGCGTACCCAACGATTAGGCCACTTGTTTAAGTACAGAGTGGTATTCGGCAAAATCTCTGCCACACAAACGGGTTTTATTGCAGAAGATAATGGTTTCGTAAAAGTGTAATCTTGGTCGCCAGGCTGGTCACTCATTTGATTTGCTCCAGTAAAGCATACGGTATCCTGACCCGCACTAAATCAGCGCAGGTTTTGTGGGCGGTTGTCTCTGCTGCTGCCTCTGCTGCTGTCTCTGCTGCTGCCTCTGCTGTTGCCTCTGCTGCTGCCTCTGCTGCCTCTGCTGCTTCTGCTGCCCCTGCTGCCCTTGCTGCCTTTGCTGCTGCCTCTGCTGTCCTTGCTGCTGCCGATGCCGCCTTTGCCGTGCCTGTGCCAGCGCACCAGTTACGGGCTGCTTGTATCGCCTGTGCTGGGCGGAGTTCACCCTCTGGCACATACTGCAACGCAGTTTCCGCACAATCACAAGCCGCCAGCACTAGAAGCTTGCGGTCTACCCCGGCTCTGAACGCATACCACAGCAACCAATCACCGCGCTCACATTTGGCCCATGCGGTTTTCAGGGTTTTACGACCAACCCACTCCACTGCATCTGAACAGGCGTCCAGAGCTTTCAATTTTTTCCTAAAATCACTCATGCTCTGGTTCCTTCAATCCATACATCTCTTTTACAGTCTCACTCGCCGTGGTGCTTTTCAGCGCACTTGGGCGGATATCCCGTATCAGGCGGTCCACCTTTTGCTCCAACCATTCAATATCGCCTGAGTACAGCGGCACTATTTTGGTTCTGTTAGTCATGACTGATGCTCCATGCAGTCACAGCAGTCTGCAAACCACTGGCCATCCTCGTCCTCGCCCCATTCGCAAACTTCCGGCTCAACGGGATCTGTGCTGGGGGCTGCTGTGAGCATATAGTCGTACATTAGCCTTACCCATTTAGACATTGGTCTCTCTTGCCCGTATTGAAACGCTTCCATGCCAGCCTCAATCATTTCTTCCGTAGGCTCCAACGGTACCAGCTTTGTGTTCACTTCCTCCCCCTCGCCCGACTGTTGCGCCGCAACTGGTTATCGTGCTTGCGCTTCCATGCGTAATATTCGTTGTAGGTCATGTTTTCTTCAAATAAGGGCATTCCGCTATCGCAATCCCCGCTTGTCAGGATATATCGCAGCGCCTTCAAATTAGAAATTACGTCCGCCTTATGCTCAAACCCCTGCACCGTAGCGACCAGGATGGATTCGTTAACGTCATCCCCGGTAATGGTGTAATCGTATTTGCCGGATATGCGTTTGTGTATGATGATTCTGCTCATTTCCTTACTCCTGTTCCGTGAGATTTTATGTAATCCCGATAAGCGTACAAAGCCTCAAACGTATGCGGGTTATAGCCGTTTTCGCGGCACCAATCTTCAAACTGCTTCATTCAATTCACTCCTTTCAAGCATAGCCGCCTTTTCATTTTCCTTCCGGCTGGCTTCATACGCTTCAAACCGCAATGCCGCCTCATGCGCCTGATAGTGACCTCTCTCTTTCGCCCATTTTACAAAGCGCTCGTATCGGTCTAATTCTTTCATGCTGGCATCAATCCCAGGTCAGCTAAAATCCGCTGTGTTCTGCGTTCTGCGCGGGCAATATAAATGCCACGATCTTCATGCAAAGCCGCCTGCGTATCCGGGTCATTGCTGAGAAACCTCCGCGTCCTGAAATCAATAGCGTCATGGCAGTCCGAACAGGCGTAGGCGCTATTCCACGCTTCTGTTTCCGGATTGCGCTTATCCGTGCCGCTTCCGGTATGGGCCAGCACGGTTGTTGCGGGGTCGCTGTTGCATGTGCCGGGGATAATCACCATACATTGCTGACCTCTTGCGCTTTCCCTGATCTTGCTGCGTTTGATGGTCATGCATCCTCCATTGGTTCATTCGGGTTTGGAATATCAATCCCATACTCAGCAGCCCGCATCTGAATAAAGTCTACAAAGTCCATGAACTCTCCCGTGCTCAACTTGCTGCTTCGGCCCCGTGGGCGGAGTTTCTTCTTGCCGAATAGCTCCGTTTCTTCCCATCCGAAATGCTCGCCCAGAAAATAATCATGCCAGTCTGACGCTGGCTGTCCGGTGCGATCCTGAAGAATCTTGTAAGCAACTCCCCACAAGTAACGATTCTGCTGGTCACTCCGGCGCTTGGCATACTTCGCTATCGTAACCTTCCACTTCACGTTACCCGGCAAGCGATCCAGAAAAGCCAGAAGCCCGGCTTTTTGGTTTGGTAGGATGAAGGTTTGCTCGGTCATGCGGAACCGGCGAGCGCGTAATCTTTCATCACTACGCCCATTGACTTATCGCCAACAACGCACGGTGTCACAAAAGTCGATTCTCCGTTAGGCAATCTTCTGATATGCCCGCGCCTCAAATGAATGCGCGGCGATGCGCGGTCAGAGTGATTGCCTGTCCTGTAAATTGTCACCTCTTGTTTTTTCAGCTCCATTACTTTGTACTCAAAAAACGCTGACTTGCCCTTTTTGGCGCGGACTTCATTCAGCTTGCGTGGCGGCATGATGCTATTCACATATACGTTTTTGCATCTCATGAACGAAAGCGCTTGAATTACCGCGCATATCTCATCTTGATAATCCTCGTGGACGACCTCAATGGTGGGCGGCGGTCTATCTTGCCGAATCAGCAGGACTGAAGAATAATACGCCTGAGCACTTTCTGGTATTAACTCAACGCACAATCCGCATTCAGAAGGTAGCCACATCCTCAAGTCATCGCAATACCAAATGCCGTGCAGCATGCTTTGATTATTTGGGCCTTGTGTCAAAGTCACGATGCGACGTGTTGAAGTATGTTTCTTGTTGTGATTTCTGTTCCATTCTGCCTCCGGAGATGCAAACTCGAAGCATGTTGCCGGGTATGGCAAATGCCAAGAATCAAACTCAAATTTTGACACTTTTCTGGTGCGCCGAATGCGCGGACTTAGTTCGTCATAAATTAAGCCGTAATCCGGCAATGCAAATTTCACGCTATTTTTAAGAACGCCAATCATTGTCATCAAGTTTTTTTGACTAATGCTGTCTAGCCCGTATCCAGCAGCTATTCGGCTAAGATCATCAATTGCGTGCGTGCAATAGTTTCCGATCATTTTTACGATCCTAAAAAGGAATCTCAGAATCCGCAAACCCATCATCCGAAGCCTGTTCGCGGAATCCCGTTGGCTCTGCTTTCGCGCGCTGCGTTGACTCTGACTTTGCGCCAAGTAAAGCAATCTCCCGCACGTTCAATTCCAGGCTGGTCATTTTTCCCTTGTCGCCTTCCCATTCGTTCAGGCTGACTTCGCCAACTACACCAACCTGCTGACCTTTGGCAAGGTACTCTGACAGCTTGGTGAACCTATCACCCCATCCGTTGCAGCGAATCCACATGGTTTTCTTGTTATCCCCCCAGCCGATATCAACGGCCAGTGAGAATGATGTAACCGCCTTCTGATTCGCCGTGAATCGTGTCTCAGCGTCTTTGCCAATCCGGCCTGTAAATGTGCAATTGTTGATGCTCATGCTACCTCCCGTTGTTGTTCAAACCATTTCAATTGTTCTTCAATCTCCGCATTTCCTGCGATGCATTCGGCCTCAAGCTCCGCAATTGCTTTTTCGTCGCGGTTTACCCTGACGATAGCCAGTTCAAAACCTTTCCATCGCGGGTCGAAACTCACCGCATGAACCCATTGCCTGCCCGTTACCCATAGCTGCCCCTGTAGCTGCCAGTGGTACTCTTTTGCATGTGCGCCATACCGAAGCGCCTCATAGTGCTTTGCTTCGGCTGAGGGGCATTTAATCTCCACCAGTCCGGCATCGCCAACGTACCCATCCGGCGAACATCCCGCAAACCAGTAATCAGGATGTGGGACGTATGAGGCAAGCTCTACGGCCACCAATTCGTGATCTTCGTAGGCTTGCCTGGCTATCGGCTCCATTTCCGTCCCGCGCTGCATTGCCGCGTTGCTATACGTTTCCATATAGCAGCCCGTGAACCGTTCGCAGACTAGCTTTGCAATGAGATTCTTCCGGCTGGTGCTTGGCCCGGATTTGGTCTTGGCCATCAGATCAGCAAACCGGGAAGCGGTGAGCAGCCCTAGCCGCTGGCTGCGCCATTCTTCGGAGCCTTGCTCTATCATTTGTCGGCCTTTTTGAGCTTGGCAATCAGGGAAGCTGCCTGCTTTTCGGTGAGCGACTCCTGCTTATCCAGCCATTTCAAAGTTACATCTGGGATCTGATCGGCTTCGCGGTATTCCTGAATCGTGGCCAGTTGTTCGGCTGTCGCCATTTCGATTGCCTGTTTAGCCTGTCCTGCCGAAAATGCATCATCATCAAATTCAGAGCCAACCAGGTTCAGGGCATTGCACAGGGCATACCTTTTCGCGTAGCTGTTTGCGCTTCCTGCCTTTTGGGTTTCGTTAACCTTCATAGCCGGGTCAACCGGCGCGGAAAACTCACTGGTGACAGAATGCCCGTCAACGTGCGTAACGGTGCAATAAGCCGTTATTACGGCATCCTTCATGCTGGTATTGAACGCAACAGAAAGCCCGGCAGCGTCTAAATGCGGGCGTATGGTGCGTAAGATTTCATCCAAGGGCGCATAGTTGTAACGGTCGGCCTTCTTTGACTTCAGGATTGTCGGGCAATGCGCCTGAAAATTAGCCATTGCACCGGCGAATGATTTACGGGCCTGCACGGCTTCCCATCGCTCTTGCAAGTCCATCAGCTTTTCAAGTTGGGCCGCGTCTACGTTGTTGGCTACCGCTGCCTGCAAAAGATGCATTGGCGTTGTGGCGGGCTGTATCTCCCGCACATTCTCACTCTTTGCTATTGCGTTGCTCATGTCTCACTCCTGGTTTAATCCACACGCGATAAAATGGCACCTCATCGCGCTTTAAGGTGTAAAGGGCCAGCCGGTCACAATTCGTAAGCGGCTGGCAGGACGTAAACACCGAGCCTGTGTACTCAGGTGTCCACGGGTGGCGAATCATGATCTTTGCTCACACATACTGAACAATCTCAATCAAAGCGTTAATGACGTACACAACCCCAAAACAGGCGGCTATCACCAGAAGAAAGCCGAAACAGTCGCGGATGATGGTCATGCGTAATCCTCGGCTTCTTTGCGCGTCCGGAAAAAATGGATTCCGTTTGTACACTCAATGCGCGGATCGTCGTTATAAGAATCAGGGCGCACAATCTCGCCAACGGTGTAAATGATCTCTTCGTCATAATCCCCGGACACGCTATTAACCGGATCTCCTTCCGCGTCAAAAATGGCCGCCACCTTTGCGTATTCGGCGCGGCATTTTCTACTAACCAGTGACGCGGTGCGTTTTGCCTCCGCTGGAATTTCCAGATTCACCACGCAGCGGCTTGCTTTTTTCCATACGCTCAGGACGCCCTCGCAAATTTGGTACGCGGGTAAGGCGGCAGCCTCAGAAAGGTCAGCCCTGTAAAGGTTAGCCATGCAAAGGCTAGCCCTGGAAAGGTTAGCCTCAGAAAGGCTAGCCCTGGAAAGGTCAGCCTCAGAAAGGTTAGCCCTGGAAAGGTTAGCCTCAGAAAGGTTAGCCATGCAAAGGTTAGCCCTGGAAAGGTCAGCCCTGTAAAGGCTAGCACTGGAAAGGTCAGCCTCAGAAAGGTTAGCCATGCAAAGGCTAGCCCTGGAAAGGTCAGCCTCATAAAGGTTAGCCATGCAAAGGTTAGCCATGCAAAGGTTAGCCTCAGAAAGGTTAGCCATGCAAAGGTTAGCCCTGGAAAGGTCAGCCCGTTTGCCTCCTTCGTTTCGCAGCCATTTGGCGTGATCATCTAAAATCAGCTTCAGTTCATCAGCATTCATTCAAAATCCTCCCATTCTTCATCAATCAGTCGATCAAGCGTTTCCGAATACTCTTCCTCGATGTAGTCATCACAGACCTTCCGGGCGCACGTTTTCAGCCATTCGGTATCCATATCTGGGCGCGGGCAGATTGCCAGCAATCCGAGTTGAACCAGCGCGAACCCGTCAATATGATTTGCGGCGAATTGCTCAAATTCCCCGTCATCCTGCATAGCCTTAACTATCGCATCCTCAACGCGGCCTGTATTGATCAACCATGCGCGGATTCGCTTGTGCTTGGCTTCGGCTTCGTCCTGCTGGCGATACAGGCGGTCTAAATCGGATTCAACGGGGCAGAAGTTCATGGCATCCTCCGGCGCATAACGATGTAAATGGCTACTAGGGTTAGCAGGATGATTGCGGTGATGGTCATGCCGTAACCAGCCTTCCGCGATTGGCTGGAAGCGCTGCGCGTTTGCCTGAATCAACTGCTTTCCGGTAGGCGACACCGGCGCGGTGTGCTGAGTTAGTCACAGAACCTTTCGGGCCAACATTAGGGCCGCGCATGACACCATCGTATCCAGCCCAGAATGCACAGCGAGATGAACCTCCACCGTGGCGCACAAGTTCACCAGAGGCTTTGTCAACGATCACGGGCGGATGGTCGTCGGTGTAAAAATGTGGGTACAGGTTCCAAAAGTTGCGGTTCGTTAACATCTCTCTTCCCTCTGTGTTCGAAGTACTGTGCGTGTTGGAAGTAACTATAGGGACACGCTAACCCCTTGTCAATACCCTTAATCAAATTTATTTTCAATAATCCTATTGACAGGGGGCGCGAACGTCCCTAATATCGGCGCCATGAACTTTCGAGACATATTGAGCCAGTGGGAATCCTTGGGGCAGCTATCCCGGGATATCAACGTCAACTACGAACTGGTCAAAAAGTGGAACCAGCGGGGCGCGATACCGTCATGCTACTGGCTGGCGGTTGCTAACGCGGCCCATCGGCGCGGGTATCTGGTATCGGTTAATGACATGGCCGCGATACAGCAGAAGAAAGCTGCCTGAAAATTAGATTTTCCGTGCGTTAGCGCACATTACCAAGAAAAGAGGGTGGAATGAGACAGGACGATTTCAAAGGGCTGGTTCGTTTCTTCCCGCTCAATCACCCACACATGCAGCCCCGCATGATCAGCCTAAACCCCCTTGCCCGTCTGTGCGATAGGGTAAACCCTTGAATCTCTCCCTGATTAAACCCTATCAACCTACACCCGATGATGTGTGCCGGGAAATGAAGATGCGGGACTGCCTGAAATGAATTTGCCTGTAAAAACCGTTTCCCCAATCGCGCCGCTTCCGGTGGTGTATGAGTCAGCAAAAACCGCGCTGGCTCAATGCGAACAGATAGACGAGTGTAA